AAGCCCTTGTCCTTCCGCCGCCCCTCTTCGCATGACCGAACTCCAAAAGATGCGTCAGCTGATACCTCTTGGAATGCACCACGATCTGGATGGAATCGGATGTTTCCCTGGTCTTTTTGATCGCCCAGCTTTTGGAATACTTCCCGGTCTTTTTCGGAGCCGTGGATTCAATCTGCTGCTTCACCGTCTTACCGGCTTTCTGGACATCCGCTTTCAGATCGTCCACCGCAAGCTTCGCGTAATCCTCCATGCCCTTCATCACGGTATCCGCCAACTGGTCAATCTTAATCGTCTGACTCATCGCCGCTCCTTCCTGCAGGTAAACTTCAGCGACCGTTTCCTGAAATTCATGTGGTCAATGTTCTCGATGTTATAAAGTTCACCCATGAACACCACCCTGAATCCCGTAGAAGTAATAGCCGCTGATTTCTGACAATACCTGACCGTAACGGTCATAGAATCTTCTTCCACCGTAGTCCCGGCGACCTGCTCTTCCTTGGAACTTGCCAGACCCTCGCCGCCGATCGTCGCGAAGCAGGTATAATAATCCGTCCAGACATTCTTATGGTTCCCGTACTTATCCGTAACGGTCTCATTCTTCTGGAACGTCACCTTTGACCTCAAAGCCGCCACATCCATCAGAATCCCTCCTTCCGGCTACCGAATAACAGAGCCCTCAGGGTAAGATCCATCGCATGGTGGTCAGCTTCTTCCCGGTGTTCATACAGATAAGCCACCGTGAACATCACGGCGATCTTCCCGTTCGGACAGTCAGCCAGATCATTCTCATCATCCGTCCGCAGGATATCCATGCACTGCTTCACGCCTGCCGTTATGAAGTTTTCCAGCAAAGAATCATCATCCTCAAAATCGATCCTCAGATAATTCTTCATCTCATCCACAGTCACGATCATCTGACATCACCTCACAATAAGGTCGGCAGATCACACCGCCGCCCCATATTTCTTACGCAGGCTCCACAATCTTGATCTTGTAAGCCGTTTCAGCATATCCGTTAGCCCACAGAGTGAAGTTATCAACGGATCTTTCCGTGTTATCACCCGCAAGCACAAGGTCAGCCGCAACCCAGCGGACAAAATATCCCTCTGAAAGATCACAGGCCGTTGCCTCAGCGACATCCTCATCACCCAGGACAGAACCGTTGTAGTACAATCCTGTAATCGGAGAAATGCCGACACCAAGACCGATACCCAGCCACTTGTGAACGCCCCAGCCATTGCCACCATCAAAATCCTTAAGGTTCTTCACCTTATCGGATAATGTGATCGTGATCTCATGGGTATCGTTATCCACCGCAACATTGGAAATCTTGCCGGTGTTATACTGGCGATCCGCATGACCGGAAACGCTGTCCGTTACCGCCGCATACTGCATGGTGAAAGCATCGCCCACCATAAGCCCTGCATTCTTCAGATTCGTAATCAACGTGTTCAAAGTTGCGCGGACTTTCGCAGCTGAATCACTGGTCACATCAGCCGTGCTCATATTCGGAAGCAGGCCGTTGTCATATACGATCTTTCCTCCGATATGGGTGACCTCGCCGCCCTGCTCCGTATAATTCTTTGCGTTATATTCGCTCATCTCAAACCTCCAAATCCGGGCTGCCGCTTTTTACACGGCAGCCCTGTAATCTGCTAACCTTACGCCTTCATCTTCAGGAGCTTGATGCCTTCAGGAAGGATCACCTTGCCGTCAACACGCTCGGTTGCGACAAAGCCAACCTGTCCGTTAGTGCTGTAAAGCTCATTGAGTCTCTGTACGGTCCTGCCGGAACGGTCAGCGATCCAGTAATTCTTGAAATCACCGAACGCAACAGAGAAAGCACCTGCTTCCATCTGCGGTACATAAGGACTGGTATAAAGGTCATAGCCCAGGAGCTTGTCCGGCTCGCCTGCCTGAAGGGAAGGCTGCCAGAGATAAACGCCGTTGCCGTCCTTCAGCTTCCTGATTGCGGAAATAGTCGCGTCATTCGCAAGGAACTTCGCGTTTCTGCGGTAAGGACTCTTCAGCGCATAAACAAGGCTGATAAGCTCATCCGCAGTCACAGCGGTAGAAGACGCGGCAGTCACGCCCACCTGTCCGCCGTTCGCGGTAAAGATACCCGTAGGCTGACCGATTCCAGTACCCACGCAGAACGCCTCTTCCTCAGCGATACCGAACGCCCTCGCAAACTCATTGGCGATATAGCTTTCCAGATCGAACATGGAATCCTGAAGAAGCTCAATGGAAACCTTCACAAGATCCGTAAGCTTAAACGCATCAATGGTCTTCTGGTCGAAAGAAGGATCGCTCTCGGTATAAGCGCCATTCTCAGCCGTCCACTTAGCCTCGGAGTGGGTAGCCGCAACCGGGATCTTTCTTTCAGCACTTGTGGTAATGACCTTCGCAAGGCCTCTCACCACGTTCGCCTCATCCAGCCCCATCACGATCTGTCTCTCAAACTCTTCCGGCACAAGGTAGCCGCCGTCCGCCTGCACGCCCTCGGAAAGAACGTTATGCACAAGCCTCTTTCCACGGAGATGAGCGCCGAAATCTTCCTTGTAGGCATTGGAAGCACGCCCGGTCTTCTCATCCAGCTTCTGCATCGCAGGTCTTCCGGTAAGAGGCATATTCACAGGCTTATTGAACTCAGCCTCCCTTGCCTCGGCTCTCTGCTGACGGTCGATAGCCGCAGTCAGATCCTCGATCTCCTGCTCCATACGGCTGTAAGTCGCGTTATCCTCCGCAGACAGAACGCCGTTTTCATTCTCGTGGGTATCCACAAAGTTCTTCGCGGTCTCCCACACCTTCGCTCTCTTCTCGATCATTTCTTTGATAGTCATAGGTTTTATCCTCCCTTAAATGAATCTCTTGATAAAATTCAAGCGTTCCCTGATCTCATCGCAGGAACGCCCGTTATCAGTTACCTGTTCAGTTTCTGTTGCACCGGAAGAGCTTTCCGGGGCCTTGATATGACACTTCGCCGCAATCTTGTCCATCAGCGAATTTGTCACCGCCGCCCTGGAATAGAGCATCGACACATCCGGCACTTCCAGATACTCGGCCGCATCCTGCCTCTGCAGAATGTCGTCCGCGAAACCAAGCTCCACCGCCTTGTGCGCGTCCATCCAGGTCTCCGCATCCATCAAGTGCGAAATCTTTGTCCGGCTCATGCCGGTCTTGATCTCATAAGCGTTCATGATGGATTCCTTCACCTCAGCCAGCATGTTGATCGCCTTCTGCATCTCCGCCGTATCACCAAACGCAATAGTCGCCGGATTATGGATCATCATCATGGACACGGGACTCACAAGAACCTTCGTCCCCGCCATTGCGATCACGCTTGCCGCCGATGCCGCAATGCCATCGATCTTCACCGTGACATCGCCCTTGTAGTCCATAAGCATGTTGTAGATCTGAGCCGCCGCCACACAGTCGCCGCCCGGACTGTTGATCCAGACCGTGATGTTGCCGCTTCCCGAATCCAGTTCCTGCTTAAAAAGAGCCGGTGTGACATCATCGTCAAACCAGCTCTCTTCCGCTATTGTTCCATTCAGGAAAAGCACCCGCTCAGTTACTTCTTCGCCTGAAGCCTGGTCTCTGATCTTCCTGCTTTTCCAGTTCCAAAACTTCTTCATCGGAATTTTCCTCCTTCCCGTTATCTGCTTCCAAGTTGTATGCAGCCCCCGCCGATATCAAAGGAACCATGTTGCCGTTCACCAAATACAGATCACCGCCGTCCTCTTCAGGAATGCGGTCAAGGTTTTCAAGCTCTCGGATATCATTTGCGGACATCCAGCCATTCTGCCTTGCCGTGGCGTAACCGTTCATCCTGCTCTGGTAATCACCCCTGAGCAATCCGTCCACATTGAACTTGAAGAAATACTTCTTCTTTTCGTCCGGTGTCAGAAGCGCCCTTACCATCGCCTGCTCCCAACGGCTCACCCAGGGATCCAGCGTGTACTTCACGAACTCCAAGCTCTGCTGCTCAATGTTGTTGAAGCTGCTCTTTTCCAGATCACCGATCATATGAGGCGGCACACGGAAGATCCTTGCAATCTCATCGATCTGGAACTTCCTTGTCTCCAGGAACTGGGCCTGCTCCGGTGAAATGGAAATAGGCGTGTACTTCATGCCTTCTTCAAGGACTGCGATCTTATTCGCATTCCCCGAACCACCGAAGGTAGCCTGCCAGCTTTCCCTCACCTTGCTCGGATCCTTAATGGTTCCCGGATGCTCCAGCACACCGGAAGGAGCCGCGCCATTTGCAAAGAACTTGCTGCCATACTCTTCCGTAGCGATTGCCAGCCCGATCGCATTCTTCGCCATTGCAATCGGCGAATACCCAACCAGACCGTCAAAGCCAAGTCCCGGAATGTGCAGAACATCATGAGGCTGAAGCCTTACGGTCCTTCCGACCTTGTTTGTTCCTTTTCTCCCGTCCACATCGTCCGAATCATAGACGGTGTATTCGTAGTAGAGCCTTCCATGCTCATCGCGATCCACCTTCATCCGATCCGGCATCAGCGGATACAGAGCCACGACTTCGCCCTTTCCGTTACGGATGATCTGCGAATACGCATTTCCCCACAAAAGCAGATGCGTCATCAAAGTCTCCCGGAATATGAAGGAAGTCATCTCCGGATTCGGCTCATCATGGAGCAAAAAATAAAGCGGATGATCCACCGCTTTTTCCTTACCGCCATCGTCGGTATATCTATAGAATTGTAATGGCAGGCTCGCCACCGCTTCCGACAGGATCCTCACGCAGCAGTACACCGCCGTCATCTGCATTGCAGACCGTTCCGTCACATACTTGCCTGAAGCCGTCCCGCCTAAGAAAAACGAATACGAACTTCCCGCCGTCCTGTCCATGGGCTTATCCCTGCTCCGAAATAAACCACTCAGTATTCCCATCGCCATTCCCTCCATTCCTTAGAAAACCAATAATCCTCTCGTATCATAAACAGACTCCGTTGTTTCGTTTCCGCACCTGATCGCACGGTCAAGCGCCATGATCATCGCAATAGCCCCGTCGATTTTCTCCGTGGACTTCGCTTTATCCGCCTTGATGTTTCCCGCCGGATCCGTGCGGATATAAATGTTATCCATGTTCCACCGCAGGACCGGATGACCGCCGTGGGCGATCTTCTGTTCCAGCACCAGTCTCATCAACTCTTTGGTCGGAGGCGACATGGAAGCAAAACCCTGTCCGAACGGCACGACCGTGAATCCCATACCTTCCAGGTCCTGCGACAGCTGAGTCGCGCCCCATCTGTCATAAGCGATCTCCCGGATATAGAACCTCTCGCCAAGCCGCTCTATGAACTTCTCAATATATGCGTAATGAACCACGTTTCCTTCGGTTGTTTCCAGAAAGCCCTTCCGCTCCCAGACATCGTAAGGAACATGATCCCTTTTCACTCTCAGATCCAGTGTTTCCTCCGGAACCCAGAAATAAGGAAGCACAATGTACTTATCCTCTTCATCCACCGGCGGAAATACCAGGGCAAACGCCGTCAAGTCGGTCGTACTGGATAAGTCCAGACCGCCATAACAGACACGCCCTTCCAACTCTTCCACATCCACAGGAAAAGCGCAGGCATCCCATTTCTCCATCGGCATCCATCTGACCGCCTGCTTCACCCATTGGTTCAGCCTCAGCTGCCGGAAGGAGTTTTCTTCTCCCGGATTCTGCTTTGCCGATTCACAGGCCGCCTTCACCTTGTCGATACCCACCGTTATATCCAAAGAGGGATTCGCCTTCTTCCAGACTTTCGGATCCGTCCAGTCATCAGATTCATCTGCGCCATAGATCACCGGATAAAAAGTCGGATCGATCTTGCGCCCTTCCAGAATATCCTTCGCCTTCTGATGTGTTTCATAACAGATGCTGTTTGTATCCGTCCCGGCAGTCGTGATCAGGAAATACAAAGGCTGCATCCTGGCATCGCCAGAACCCTTCGTCATTACATCAAAAAGCTTCCTGTTCGGCTGCGTATGAAGTTCGTCAAACACAACCCCGTGGATATTGAAGCCATGCTTTGAATATGCTTCCGCGGACAGCACCTGATAAAAGCTGTTGGTCGGCTGGAAGATGATCCTCTTTTGGGAAGCCAGGATCTTCACCCTCTTATTCAGAGCCGGACACATCCTGACCATATCCGCAGCCACCTCAAATACAATGGACGCCTGCTGCCGGTCA